CGCTCAATCGACTCGACTAAGCACGTGCCTGTATAAAATTTATCGCCGGTTGTATTGCCCTCAAAATAAAATTTAATCGTGACCGATGCACCTGCTGTCAAAGCCGTTTGCGCTGTATCACCCTCGTCTAAAAAACAATCGCACGAACCTGACCACTCAGTTGTGCCAGTTGCAAAGGTTTTTGCGCTATCTGATAGCTTGGTGGTTTCGATCGTGCCTGCGCTCTCGCTCAGTGACCATGATTTTAATTCGCCCATTAAATCTGAGCCGATGTGTATAAGACCCTCTGAGCCAGTATGTGTTGCCATTTTTATTACTCCTTATCAGTGTTAATTGTTTTTTGTTGTTTGGCCGGTTTTTGATCAAGTGACCAACCGCGCACTTGTGCATTTGAAACTTGTGATGGATGAACCACAATCGGCTCTGACCCACTCTTATACATTGTTGGCATATTGCCCCCTTTTATTAACTTATTAAAGTTTCAACATCTGTTTTATCAACCCTATATTGGGCAATAAATCGCATTGTCATTAAGCCAATTGGCTGCTCGGCCTCTCCGCTTAGTGCAATATCCATGCTTTCATAATTAAAACTCTTACACTTGCCATTTAACGTAGTATCAGCACTTGCAAACAAAGCACTTTCCACCTCTGCGCCTATGGTGTCNTCTGTTTTATCAACCCTATATTGGGCAATAAATCGCATTGTCATTAAGCCAATTGGCTGCTCGGCCTCTCCGCTCAATGCAATATCCATGCTTTCATAATTAAAACTCTTGCACTTGCCATTTAACGTAGTATCAGCACTTGCAAATAAAGCGCTTTCCACCTCTGCGCCTATGGTGTCTAAGGTGTTATCCAAATTAACAGATTGCTTTGCGCGTGCCTCAATAACCACGTTTAATATGCGCATTTGCTTGTTGCCACTTTCCTCGCCTAAATCTTCATCTAGCGTGTAAATCGTTAATGCCGGCAATAAGTGTGCCGAAGCTGTATCGTAGGCTCTATTGGCAAACACATTCGATCCGGTGGTATTCAACCCCGTCAATGTGGTTTCTAATTGCTCTCTAATTTGTTGCCTTGCGTGTGCCATTATTTATATTTGTGTTTCTAACAATAAACTGGTCAAACCAGTGCCATCTGGCTGAATGCCAACCACCTTGAACGAGTTGGCTTCAATATAATCATCATTTACATAATCGTTTGAGTTCTGCAGATAAAAATCAGTTATTAAGTTTGAGTCGATTGTCACAATATCGCCGTGAGCAAATAAACCTGCATCAATACTACTAACGATAAATGTTGGGGTTTCTGACTCAATCCCATATACATCACTAAAAGGGTTTTCAAAAATTCCATTAACAGAAGAACTATTAACCGTGCCGCTATCGGCTAATTCGGTTTCGTCTAAAAATTCTGTTAAATCTTCTGTTAGCATGGTTTTTTTGAAAACTCTCTTGGTTTAATAAAGGGTGCTAGTTTCCCAACACCCTAATTAACTTATGTAGTCGCGTCTTTCATTGCTGCAAAAGACTCGGCGTGGCGTACTGCCACGTCAACATCTTGTAATGCAACGACTCTGACCGTACCTGAACTTGAACCCGTTGAAGTATCAACATTGATGTCAATACCACCCCAAGTACCAATAATCAAGTCATTCCAGTTACCGTAAACGATTGCCGAACAAGTTGATGTTGAGCCTTTAGTCAAGTTTGATGGAACTTGATTAGAAACCGCCGCATNCTAATTCGGTTTCGTCTAAAAATTCTGTTAAATCTTCTGTTAGCATGGTTTTTTTGAAAACTCTCTTGGTTTAATAAAGGGTGCTAGTTTCCCAACACCCTAATTAACTTATGTAGTCGCGTCTTTCATTGCTGCAAAAGACTCGGCGTGGCGTACTGCCACGTCAACATCTTGTAATGCAACGACTCTGACCGTGCCGCTTGATGATCCCGTTGATGTGTCAACGTTAATATCAATGCCGCCCCAAGTACCAATAATCAAGTCATTCCAGTTACCGTAAACGATTGCCGAACAAGTTGATGTTGAGCCTTTAGTCAAGTTTGATGGAACTTGATTAGAAACCGCCGCATTGTAACCACGTAGCGTGTTGTTATCTGACCAAACATATTGGCCAGTGCTTGATGCTTTTTCAGTTTGTAACAACTTACCACGCACTTTAGCGTTAGTTAAGTAACCCAACGCACCTAAATCAGCGTTATCCGCCGCAACTGCTGACTCTAAATCGACAATGTCTTTCCAATCTGGCGCTGCGCCATTTGTACCACCAACAACTGAACCAATACCGGCAGTATTTAACACACCTTTTGGCTGATTTGATGAACCCGTGCCGTTAATCGCTGCTGAATCAATTGCTAATGCAAGTGATGTTGCAAGATCATTCCTCACAAACGCCTCAACATCTAAAGATGATTGAAGTAACATTTTGCGAGAAATGTCAGACATTGAACCAACTGTCTTAGGTGACATTGTTACTTGATCAAACGCTGCTTGTGACTCTGTGACTGCGCCTGACTCAGCTACCCAGTAAGAAGTCGCACCACCAGTTTGACGTGGAATAGCAATGTTACCAACAAGATCACTCATCATTGTTGCGCCCAGACCGACCGTGGACATGCGATTTCTCATCATTTCAATGAAACTGCCTGATAATAAATCAGTTGCAACGGTATGACCACCTGCTGTTGATGTTGTAACGTTTAAATCACGCATTAAAACGTCTGTTGGGATATAAAAACCCTGCGCACGTTTGCCCAATTTTGATGCCATGCCATCTGACATTTCACGCTCAAAACCTGCCTCGTTCCAGTTGCCCGTCACTAACGCATTAACCGCACGTACAATTGAAAAATCGCCAATCTCGGCATCACTCATGCCAATTTTAGTATCTTCAATCGCAGCTTGTGCCGGTTGGTTTTTGTTGATTGACTCCAATGCAACGCCACGAAACTCGTCCATTGAGCGGTCATTTCTCTTAAATTGAGCGCCAATTTCTTTAAGTTCCGGGTGTTTTGATACGATTGCATCAATTTCTGCTGATCTTTGGCGGTCTGCTGCCACTGCATCGCGGCCAACTTGTACGGCATCGATATTTGTTGTATTTTCTGTTGTCATTTTGACTTCCTTATTTTTAGTTTTTAAATTAGTAATGGTGGTCACATTCTCACCATCAGACGATCTAGCAACACCAATTGAGTTGTCCGCAGGCACACTCACCACGCTCACCTCATACGGTTGCCAAGATGTAGCCACAAACGTGTCTAAATCACCCTCTGATCGCGACTCGTCTAATTCCATTTCATTGATGCGATAACCCACCGAAATGTTTTGACGGATGCCATCCATTACGTCTGTAAATATCTCTTGAGCGCGTGCTGATTTAGAAAAACGCACAACGGCCGTGCCACGCTTTCCATCCACCGAAGCACTTTCCACTCGGCCAATCTGATCGCTTGTGTCATGATCCATCAACAAGGGTGCGCCACCGTTCAAACGTTCCAAATTGACGGATTTAGGCGAGTGATCTAACACTTCCATCCCAAACCACCTTTCAACTGGCATATCACTTGAAAACGATAAATTTACCGTTCTTGCATCTTCATCAATCGCGCTGCGATCTAAAATAAAACTGCGGTGTAAATCACCGGTTTTAAGTTTTTTATTGTTCATTGCTTAATACCTCATTTAGAGTAATTGTTAAATTTAAGCCTTTAGATTTGGCCAATTCTTGCTCANTCACCCTCTGATCGCGACTCGTCTAATTCCATTTCATTGATGCGATAACCCACCGAAATGTTTTGACGGATGCCATCCATTACGTCTGTAAATATCTCTTGAGCGCGTGCTGATTTAGAAAAACGCACAACGGCCGTGCCACGCTTTCCATCCACCGAAGCACTTTCCACTCGGCCAATCTGATCGCTTGTGTCATGATCCATTAACAAGGGTGCACCGCCACCATTCAAGCGCCCCAAATCGACTGATTTTGGATCGTGAGATAAAATCTCATTACCAAACCAACGCTCGATAGGCGTATCACTAGAAAACGATAGATTTACCGTTCTTGACTTTTCATCAATCGCACTACGATCTAAAATAAAACTGCGGTGTAAATCACCGGTTTTAAGTTTTTTATTGTTCATTGCTTAATACCTCATTTAGAGTAATTGTTAAATTTAAGCCTTTAGATTTGGCCAATTCTTGCTCATAAGCTAGTTGATCATAAACATCCTCAATATCGCCGCCCTGCTCTGCAATAATGTCACTGGCTGTTTTGATACCTGCCTGGACTGCTGAAACGCCGGCTTGAATATCCTTAACGGGGTCGACCCATTGCCATGCCTTTGGCTGCCAACGAACCTCGGTTAATTTGTCATAATTAACCATATCTAAACCCAAAGAGCCATTAAGCAATTGCATTGATAACCACTGCTCATAAATACGTGTCATAAAATGCTGAGTCATCCAGTTTTGCTTGACACGCCACTGGTCGCGCTCTTCAATCGTGCCGGATCTGATCGAAGAAAAACTAACCCCCTCTAAATCACTGGCCAAACTGTTATAAGCCACGCCCAAACCACTAGCAATACCACGCAAAATAGCCTTATTAAAATCTTTAAATGCTGATGTTGGATGGGTTGGATCAAACGCTTCTGCTTTCATGCCGGCGGGTAATTGGTGGCCAATTCCCGGCTCAATATCCATAAGCAATGAACCATCGTCTGCTTCATCACCAATAAACGAATCACCGGCCTCTGAGGTGTAAAAAATCATAGAACTAGCGCCAACTCTGGCCGCCACGAGTTCAGCTTCTTCATACGCGCCCAACATTTGCAAGCGTGTCATTGCACTAGCCAACCAAGTTGCGCCCCTGATTTGCTCAGGGC